TGCGTTGGCGATGAGGGGCTTATCTTTAGCCCAATCAGTGAAGCGCACAGATTTTGGAGATTTGACTGATGGGTAAGAAGGTCGTCAACATAGTAAAAATGGCTGTGGTAGGCGCAGCTGTAGCTACGGGTATAGCGATGATCCCAGGATTCGGCGCTATAGCTACTGGTGCGTTCACGGGTACAGCGGGGGCATACTTCACCAACGCTTTTGTCATCAACGCCGTATTAGGCGTCGTATCTAATGCTCTGCAACCCAAACAATCAGACCTCACCAGCGCCAGCGACCTACAAGGCCAGTCCATCATGCAGCGCAACCCTCTGGCTAGTCGCAAGATCGTATACGGCAGGGTTAAGACTTCCGGCGCTGTGGTGTTTATGGAGGCGACCAACAGCAATAAAGATTTGCACTACTGTGTAACGCTAGCTGGGCATCAGATTACTGCCGTTGAGTCAGTATTCTTTAATGATAAGATTGTTAAATCCGGTCTAACTAACGCAGTTGAGGCGGCGGTTGACGCTACTACAGACCCTAATTACTCAGGTAAAGCGTGGGTTACGGCGCACTTTGGCGCCGAAGATCAAACTGCCGACAGCAATCTTGTGTCACGCACATCGATGACAACTAACCATCGGTTGCGCGGTATCGCTTACATCTACGCCAAGCTAACCTATGACCAGAACGTGTACTCCAATGGCGTACCCAACCTAGCGGCGATTGTTAAGGGGCGCGCAGTGTATGACCCGCGCTCGGCTACTACCGCCTACAGCAATAACGCTGCGCTATGTCTGCTTGATTACCTACGCGATAGTAAATACGGTATTGGCGCGGCTGACGCTGAGATAGACTTCAATAGCTTTATTACTGCGGCGAATATATGTGATGAGAATGTCACACTGGCCGGTGGCGGTACGGAGAAGCGTTATACCATTAACGGCATTGTCGACACTGGCAAGCAACCTGCGGCTGTATTGCAGGATATGCTCTCAGCTATGGCGGGCACGATCTACTACTCTAATGGTCAATGGAAAGTACGCGCAGGAGCGTATGTAACACCCGTTCATACGCTATCAATGGATGATATTATCGGGCAGATCAAAGTCACCACCCGCGTATCTAACCAGGCGAACTTCAACGCGGTTAAGGGCATCTTCTTATCGCCAGAGGATAACTGGCAGCCTGTGGACTACCCATCGGTTAAATCAGATACCTTTAAGGCCGAGGATGGTGGCATACAGCGGTTTGTTGATGTGGCGCTACCTTATACCACTTCGTCGGCAACCGCACAGCGCCTTGCCAAGATCAGCCTCTACCGTAACCGTGAACAGCTAACGCTCTCAGTGCCGTGTAACCTGAAGGCGTTTAAATACGAGGTGGGGGACACGCTCTACTTTAGTAATGAGCGTTTCGGTTTTACCAATAAAATATTCGAGGTGGTCGGTTGGGAGCTGTCGAACGATGGTGAGATGTTCGGCGTAAACATGATGCTTAAAGAGACCAGCTCAACGGTCTATCAATGGGCTGTATCGGATGAGGCAGAGCTAACGCGCAACAACACTACTCTGCCACCTATCGCTACGCTGGATGCGCCTAGCCTAATAGCATCGGATCAATTGCGCTCCTACAACGAGGAAGTTATCACCGCACTGATCGCTACGGTATCAACGGACAGTCCATTCGCTAACCGCTTCGAGGTTCAGGCGTCTAATGGCGGTGACTGGGTGAACTTGGGCCAATCATCCGGTAATCGTTTTGAGTTGCTACAGGTTGAGGATAATACAACCTACAATGTACGCGCTCGATCAATTAGTACAGTAGGCGTTGTGTCTGACTGGACAACGGTAGCCCACCAGGTCGTCGGTAAGACGGCACCGCCTAGTGATGTAGCAGGGCTGACCGGCAACTTAATCGGCGATCAGTATCTACTGACGTGGAATGCTGTACCTGATCTTGATCTGTCGTATTACCGCGTGCGCTTTGCCTCGGCTGATGGGGCGATGGATTACTCTAATTCCGTGTCGCTGATACCTAAAGTAGCTCGACCATCTACTAGCGTTATTGTACCGGCGCGAAATGGTACTTACTTCGTTAAAGCGGTTGATAAACTTGGGCTGGCGTCAGAGTCACCTGCGACTGTTGTACTTGATAGCAACTTAGAGGCCATCAAGAATCTAAATTCCGTACAGACCATCACAGAGCACCCCGATTTTGTGGGCACGTTTGACGATGTAGCGGAGCTGGATGAGCTAGATCGCTTAGTACTTAATACCTCGCTGTTGTTTGACTCAGCCGTAGGACTCTTTGATTCAGGTGAGGGGTTGTTCGATGGTGGCGGTGGTTATGTAGACACCGAAGGTTATTATTACTTCGATGATACTGTCGATTTGGGTGATGTGTTCATCAGCCGCGTAACCTCTAACGTCGAGCATATCCGCGTGGATTACGTGAATCTGTTTGACTCGGCTGTAGGCAATTTCGATGCTCGCTCGGGTTACTTTGATGGCGATGTAAATGCCTTTGATGATACTGATGCCATCGTACAAATTCGCACAACTTATGACGATACCACTGGCACACCTATTTGGAGTAATTGGCAATCGTTTGCTGTAAGTGACTTTAAGGCGCGGGGTATGCAATTCCGGTTGAAGATGACAACTACCGACACATCTGCGACGCCGGCAGTTAGTAAATTATCGGTGACGATTGATATGCCAGATCGAGTGGTTGGGCAGAACGATCTAGCAACTAGCGCAGCATCCTATAATGTCACCTTCCCAGATGGGGCGTTTAAAGAAGTGCCGGCTCTGGGTATCGGAGCCCAAGATTTGCAGACGGGCGACTATTATGAAATCACAAGCAAGACTCCAGCGGGATTTGTGATAGTATTTAAGAACAGCGGCGGCACTGCTGTGGCACGTAGTTTCGACTATACTGCTCGCGGTTGGGGTCGAGTAATAAGCTAAGAGGTTTAAAATGAGCCAGCACGATTTGACAATAGACAACCAGGGCTTTCCAGCTTTTCGGTCTGACCTTAATAGCGCGCTACAGGCGCTAGGCACTCAGGCGAGTGGGGCAACCGAGCCAACCACTACGTTTGCTTACCAGGTCTGGGCCGATACCGCTAACGACCTTTTGAAGTTACGCAACGCTGCGGACAGCGCATGGATTTCAGTCTATACGTTATCAACAGGCACTCCTGCTGGTGTTGGTAGCACAGTCCAAGCCTACGATTCAAACTTAACTAGCTTTGTATCTGCTTTCACACTGCCAACATCAGATGGAACAGTAGGCCAAGTTTTGACAACCAACGGCTCAGGTACAATTTCGTTCTCTAGCCTTAGCACCACTACTTATGGCTTGTTCCGCAAAGCATCTCCATCGTCTGTTGCTTGGACTAAGACGGGTAACGGCACTGCGACATCTGCGACAACTATTTATGTCGAGGTGAATGGTACTGTTCTGACAATTGCATCTGGCACGTCTATTGATATGCCGTCCCTGACTGCGGGCACTGACTACGCAATCTGGGCTGAGACTGACGGCTCTCTACAGGCATCGTCTAACCATACGACACCGCCTTCAGCTAACGCTCGCAAGGTGGGCGGCTTCCATTATGCGGCTGGCTCTAATGCGACAGGTCAATCAGGTGGTAACACTACAGCGCAAATTAACGAGTATTCTTTTTGGGATTTGAAATTCCGCCCTTCGTGTGACCCGCGTGGCATGACATTGGTAGCAGGCGGTTTCTGGGCAGATATTTACCTGACTGGTGTAGATCACCACACAAACGGCACATCTAAATACAACGTAACGATTGCTGATGGATCATCACCCCCTAAAGTACCATCTAACTTTGGTGGTAACGGTTCAACGACTTACGGCTCTTACACTTGGTTTGAGACACAAGAGCTATTAGCGTCACACGGCAAACGTACTCCAACTCAACAGGAGTTTATGGCGTTAGCCTTCGGTACAACCGAAGCGTCGTCTATTGGCTCTGACCCATCTACTACTAACTGGGATAGTGCCTATGTGAGTAAGTGGGGTTGTAACCAATCTTCTGGTTGTTTGTGGATTTGGGGCATAGAGCGCGGTGGCGCTTATGCTACAGGTGGCTGGAACGCTAATACTGAAGGCCGCGGTTCAGAGTATAACGCACCTAACGCGGTGCTATTTGGTGGCACCTGGAGCGATGGTTCTAACGCTGGTTCTCGTTGTTCGCTCTGGACCAACTCGGCTTCTAGCTCGGGCACCGTCATTGGCTCCCGTGGCGTTTGTGACCACCTGATACTTGACTAAGGGCGCGGAAGCGCCCGCCTATAGGGATTTATGGAGCCAATTAAAGAAGGGTACAGAAGCTACGATCAGATGTTTATCGTTGATAAATACGAGAAAGTAATTAAGTATCTGTACCCTATTATCCAAAACACACCTAGAAAGCATGGCGTAGCAAGAGACATGTTTTTAGAGGTGTTGTTTAGACAGGTTGATTTATTTGTTAGAGCAGGTAAATCCAATCAAGTTAGTAAATGCTACGAGGCAGATGCTGGTTTAGCCCATTTACGCTTTTGGGTTCGCTTCTACTCTTCAGATAAAGTCAGGTGTATCAGTAAACACCAAGAAGAAACCGCGCAGACGCTTATAGCTGAGTGCGGATCAATTCTTAATAAGTGGATAGCGGGTATAAAAAGCAAGAAAGGGCAATAGGGGTTTCGTCGCGGTGCTATTTGGTGGCAACTGGAACAATGGTTCTAACGCTGGTTCTCGTTGTTCGAACTGGAACAACTCGGCTTCTAACTCGAACAACAACATTGGCTCCCGTGGCGTTTGTGGCGATGAAAAAGGTTATGCACTCTAGCAAAGTTACGGCTTGCTAGGTCGATTACACCCCGTGTTGTGGTCAGCCGTTATTGTCCTGCTTCGGCAAATACATTAAGGGGTTTAGCATAACGCAGAGTAGTGGAATATCGAAAAGCGGAGCTAACATCTATGGGAAAGAAGTACCGTAATCTGTATAGCCAGATTACTGACTGGGATAATCTTCTGGCAGCCTATAGTCAGACATCCAAAGGTAAGCGAAAGACTTGGGGTTATTTAGAGTTTAAGGAATACGATAAAACCAATCTTCGACAGCTTCAGCAGGAATTAATAGACGGAAGTTATAAAGTCGGTGAATACCGACACTTCACAATTTATGAACCTAAACCTCGGCAAATATCTGCTTTAGAGTTTAAAGATCGTTTGGTTCAACACGCCCTATGCAATATTATTGCGCCTATATTTGATAGAACATTCCTACCTTATAACTATGCTTGTAGAATCGGTTACGGAACTCACAACGGTGTTAAGCGTGTTCAGGCGTTACTCAGAAAGCATCAATACAAATACTTTCTAAAGACAGACTTCAGTAAATACTTCCCTAGTGTAGACCACCAGATACTACACAAGGAGATCGCAAATAAGATCAAGTGCCGCCAAACACTAAACTTGATTGAGGAGATAACCCCTAAGAGTGGTGTCGGCATACCGATTGGAAGCCTTACAAGTCAGCTATTTGCAAACGTGTACGGCAATATAGTTGATCACTATATTCACCACGAACTCAAGCAAAGGCACTGGGTGAGGTACATGGATGATATTGTTATACTTGGCGACGACTTGCAGGAATTGCGCGCACTACACGGCAAGATAGAGACGTTCGTAGCTAAAGAGTTGCGTATGAATATAAGTAAGTGGTGCGCTAGACCCGTACACACTGGAATAGACTTTTTAGGGTATAGAATATGGCGCAACCATAAGCTAATACGCAAAGATTCAGTAACCCGTGCTAAACGCAAGATGAAACGGTACAATACGATAAAAGACAGAGAGGCGTTAAGTAAATTTACCGCTTCTTGGCGTGGCCATATAAAGTGGGCAGATTGCCATAACTTGAAAACCTATTTTAGAGGTCAATATGAAGTACACAATTAACACCCGTGAAGATTTAGACGCTATCCAAGGCACTCCAGAACACGAAGAGTTCTTGCAGTTCCTAAAGGGTACTATGACACGCAAGCAAAATGCTGCGGTGTATCCAGACAATTACAATGATCCAGACTACGGCGGTGAAGCTATCGAGCCAGTTTGGGAAAATGTAGAAGATTTGTCTACCATTGAGGCTTTTGGCTTTACTAAGTCAGATTTAGAGAGCATCTAATGCCATTTCTTGATGAAGATAGTGTACAGGTAATGCACCTGTTAATGATTGGCCTGAAGAGGTTTAAGTTATGCCATACCAATTTGACGAACATAACCCGAGCCACAACTCATACTTCGACATAGCTCGCGGACACTTCCAGAACGTCAAAGCGGTAAACCTCTTCGGGTTTAACGAGACTATCGGCACAACCTACGAGACTATCACACACGACGGAGGCGGTATTACCCAGGTGCCGGCCTCTGCCGTTGTGATGAGCCTAGTGAGCTCTAGCGCCAGCGATACGATGGGCGTATACCTCGAGGGGCTTGATGCTGACTACAATCAGATCACCGAGACTGTAACTCTAGCGGGTACAACGCCAGTCACTACGACACAATCGTTCCTACGCATCAACGCTGCGCAGATCGTCACCGGCTCTAATGTCGGTAATATCACGATCTCTAACGGTGGTACGACATACTCGTATATTGCTGCGGGATTCGGTAGTGCGCAGGCGTTGATCTACACCGTGCCGGCTAACTCTACGCTCTATATCAATACAGTCTCGTTCGCATCTGGTACGGTAAACCCGAATAAATATCTAATAGGGCGCGCGCATTTAAAAACAACTGCTGGCGCTGTGATCAACTTCTGGCGCTCAACGTGGGCGGTCGGATTATTGCAGTTCACTGTACCTGTACCATTTGCTGTACCAGAAAAATGTGACTTCCAGCTTCAAGCGAAGTCATCCAGCAGCGAAAATGAGATTAGTGCGTATGTGAATGCGCACCTGGTTATAGATGAGTAAGCTAAACGGCTTCTGTAGCAAAGTAATGACCGCTAATGGTCAGGCTCAGATCGTGTCGTACGCCTTCTGGGGTGTTTTGCTTGCAGGTATGCTGTGGAACTTCTGCGATGCCTGTCTACCGCAGGAATTACTCGCTGCCTGGGGTCTGACAAGTTTCGCCACATTACCTGCTGCCATTTGGTCAACTCGACGAGTACTCAAAGTATTGTTGATCGTCGATATGGTACTTTCGGCGGTTATCCTCTCGATTTATGTTACCCACGAAGCGCACTATGTTTCGACTATGGTGTACAATGTGAAGGCAAGCGGAGAATTTGTTAAAATCGAGCAAAGTGTCAGCGAGTGGTTCACGGAATTTGCGATCATATGGGTGGTGTTGCATTCGGCCTACTTAGCTAACTTGTTCCAACGTCAAGAACTTGAGATGAGAAGGCTAAAGAATGTTTGAACAACTCGCTCCCATTGCTATCGCCTTAGTGGGTTCCGCAGGTCTTTGGGGTTATCTATCTCAAAAGGCTAAACAGAATCACGAACGCCTGACTAAGTCTGACGCCGCCAGTGCCGAGTTCAACGAGACGCTAAAAGAGCAGGTCACCATCCTAAACGCGAAAGTCGATAAACTTATCGTTGAGAAAGAAGAGCTGCTTAAAACTATCGCTGACCTGCGCGCAGAACTCGCTGAGACCCGCGCTAATATGCAGCACCTCGAAACAGTCGTCCGATTAAGGGCATCGCGTAGAGACGATTAGTATGTGGGCGCTGATCGTAATTGTCCTGCACGCTAACGGAGTCAACACCGTACCAACAGGGTTGTTTCGATCAATGGCTGATTGCTTTGACGCTAGAGAGTCATTAATGACCAGCGCGCCTAAACCTAAAGTAAACTACGAAGTAGTATGTGTGCGAACTAACTTATTCGAGGAGAGCTGAGATGCTAGGCGTATTAAGTAAGATATTCGGATCAGGTGACGTTATCTCTAAGGGTATCGACCTAATCGACTCGATGCACACAAGCACCGAAGAAGAGATAGCCGCAAAGACTAAAGCAAAGACCGAAATGCTGTCGGCATATGCCCCCTTTAAGTTAGCGCAGCGCGTTATAGCGTTCGCCTTTACCTTCGTCTATCTCACTTGCTTTGCGCTTGTTCTCGGCTTCACGCTAGCTGGTCAAGAGACCGACGCTAACATCATCAAGCAGACCCTAGAAGATTTTCAGATCGGCTATGCGATGCTGATAATCTTGGCGTTCTATTTTGGCGGCGGGGCATTCGAGGGCGTACTGGATAAGAGGGCGAAGAAATGAATGCGGCAGATAAGAAGTACCGAGACGGTACGACCTACAAAGACAGTTCCGGTAAAACACGCCGGCGAGTATCCTATCCAGGCACTAAGCGCGGAGACGCGTACTGTGCCCGTTCTAGTGGGCAGAAGAAAACAGCGAAAGTCAGAGCACGCCGAAAAGCGTGGGGCTGTCGCGGCAAAAAGTCGGTGAAGTAAATGGATAGAAAAATAGGCTCATACTTTAGCCGCTCAGAGTTCGCCTGCAAATGCGGGTGCGGATTCGACACTGTAGATACAGAGTTGATGCCGATACTCGAGCACGTGCGTAGTCACTTCGGAGTACCGGTCATTATCAATTCAGCCTGCCGCTGCGCCGATCACAACGCCGCAGTCGGTGGCTCAAAGAACTCACAGCACCTCTACGGGCGCGCCTGTGACATACGCATCAACGGCGTTAAGCCTGCTGATATAGCCGAGGTGCTCGAGCCTATCCTAGACGGCTGGGGCGGCATGGGCGTATATAGCAACTTCGTACATATAGACACACGCTCGAACGGCCCTGCACGCTGGAAAGGCTAAAACACGGAGGTCGGCGATGACCCTTGATCCGCGCATTCTTGAATTCATAACACCTCACACCCGACAGTATGAGATATGCGAGCTAGCCACGCAGGGCTACTCAAATAACCAGATCGTCGAGAAATTAGGGTTACCTAGAAGCCACATCACCTCGGCTAAGACTAAAGCGAAGCAGACGGCGATTAAGCGAGGGTATAGCCCAGAGTACGACATGACCCATCCCACGCCGGATGGGTTTTTAGTTAAGGGCATCTCGACGCTATACGGTGAGGACGGCCTACTCAAGCAGCAATGGGTCAAGACTGATATAGATCGCCAGTACTTCGCCGAGTCTATTAGGCAATTAGTCGCTGAATTAGCCGACAATCTGCCGAAGTTCGAACCAGTGCCCTATGAGCACACGACAACCTCTGAAGAGCTGATGGCGGTCTATCCGCTCGGTGATCCGCATATCGGTATGCTGGCGCTCAAGGATGAGGCCGGTGACGACTGGGATTTGCAGGTAGCACAGCGGGTGATGTGCGGCGTATTCGACCGGCTGGTCAAGTCTGCGCCGATCTGTGAGCAGGCCGTCATCGTGAACCTGGGCGATTACTTCCACTATGACAACGCCTCGAAGGTGACCGAACGCAACCGGCACAGCCTAGATACCGATGGCACTTATCTGGACATGGCCGATACTGGGCTCAAAATAATGATACAGATGATACGCTCGGCGCTCGATCATCATCACCGCGTCAAGGTCATCACTGCCATCGGCAATCACGACGACACCGGCGCTATGTTCTTGCAGGCGGCGCTTAAGCATATGTTCGAGCTTGATGAGCGCGTAGAGATCGACACGACTGCGGCGGTGTTCCAGTATGTACGGCACGGCAAATGCTTCTTCGGCGTCCATCACGGTCACACAGCGAAGGCTGACAAGCTACCGCTGATTATGGCGACGGATAAGCCGCAGGACTGGGGCGAGGCTGAGTACCGCTACTGGTACACCGGCCATATTCATCACGACACACGCAGAGAATATTCTGGGTGTATTGTCGAGTCATTCAGGACGCTAGCGGCTAAAGATAACTACGCCTACTCTGGCGGCTATCGTGCGGGGCAGGACAGTAAAGCGTTGGTGCTACATCGTGACTTTGGAGAGGTGGAGAGGCATACTATTAACATCGCACAGGTTTTGCGATAGTAGCCTCAACCTCGTGGGGGTTGCCCGCCGACACAGGCGGGCTTTTTTAATACCCGAATTGTGCGACCGCTTTCTTAGCTATCTCTAGCTCGTCATAGACCATCGCGTAGACTTCTTGTAGGTGCTCTTTCTCCTCGAACTCCCGTGCGTTCTTCATATTACGCTTGATGTGCTCGAGATCAGCTTCTAGTTTCATCTTTCGATTGTTCCAGTAGTCGTGCATCGCCAACTTTTCCTTCGATGAGAACTGACTTCTGCTGTGGTTTGAGATGCCAGTCGTTGTAAGTAAGACAGTCGGCGCATAGCCGCTTGTCTATAGAGGATAGACTGACCAGCGCCGCAGATTGGCAATTATAGCACTTCACGACTCTAAGACCTCGGCGGCTTTGAGTAAGTACCACGCCGATTTTCGTAGGTCTTGAGCTTCTGCTCTAGGGTCTTTGTCTCCTGCCCGCCAAGCGTATTTAATAGCAGTTGCACGACAGTGAGCGACATATCCATCTCGGCCAACAGCCGCGAGCTGTGCTTGCCAACACTCAAGCCCATCCTCACTCTGATAATGCTTAGGTGCATTAACCATATCTTGATCTTGTTCGATAAGCTCATCTTCTTGCTCCGTTAGGGGTACGATAGTCACTTCCACGCCTCCAAGTTAGTCAGTATATCGGCCGCGTCTCGCTCGCTAATGTCGCCGCCTGTAGGCGATGCTATCCACGCGAGGCCGCAGAGGTGATTTGGGTTCATCTCTTTGGACAGGCGCAGGTGGTGCTCCTCAAATACTGGCGACAGGTCAGCCTGAAAATAGCGCGTGTTCGTTTCGATTATTTCGGATTTGAAGTACTCCTTATCGCCGTCTAAACCTAACGCGACGATCAAGCAGCTCCATTTGTGCGGTCGACCGAGTGATGCCACTGCGACGCGCGCCTCGCGGCTCTCTGGCGGTATGATGCGCTTACTGCGTTTGTTCAGCATCACACAGCCTTTAAGGTTATCGGTGTAGCACACTAGCACGTCTTTGACGAAGTAGTCAGCGGCGCGGGTGAGCTGCTTGAGTTTGTTATATTTTTTGCGGGGTTTAGCCATTATTAATCCTCGCTTTTAATGCGCCATATTGTGCACATAATCCACACTTTAATGCGCATATGATCCTAATATTGCACATTATTGATGTCAGAAAAGTGTCGTGTTTTTGTTCATATTTCATGCAAAAAGTGCAGGCACTCGGTTAGGTAGTCCCGACCCTTATCCTGCGTTATCAGCGCCCGTGCACAGGCGACTTACAAAGTGGTTCTTCTCGGGCTAGGCTTGCCCCCTCTATCGTCCAGACATTAGAGTAGTGGGGAGCGATTTGAGCATCACCGTGAATCTTTAAACTATATCACCAGGTGATAAAGTTCTATTAAACCTAGTCTCTTTACCCATATCCACAAAGCCGATGCGAACCTCATCACCTAAGCGGTAAAAGTTCAGACTGCTAACTCCGTGATTCCATTCCTCGCACCATTCCATGATCTCTCTAAGTGATCCGACATAGAACGTATCTTCCTCAATGTTATGCGTTGCCACATAGACAACTTGCTCACACTCGACTGGTTCTTCTTGCTTGCCGAGCTCTATGCGTAATTTTACGTTATCAGCGGCGATTCGAGTGATCTGCTCGTTAGCCTTGCGTAATGCTCTTATAGAATCCAAGTGCTTTTGTTGGCTTTCTTTCAGTTCTTCTTGCAGTTCTTCAATGATCTCATCTCTGCCATCGCACATTTTCTCGAGTTCTTTAATGCGATATTCCTGCATCTCATACGCAAAGTCCCAAGCGGCCTCTGCGACCCTTCGTGGATGGTCATCAACTGCCGTTGCGCTACTATTCCACCATGCTTTAAATGTTTGCATCACTTAATCCTCAACTATAAAGCAGACGATCTCAGCAAAGGCCCAGATGATAACCAGACCGGCGATTATTTCGAACACTAAATCACTCATTTCCATAACCCCGCTAATTTATGCGCCTGCGGTTTGTCCGCTTTGATCCGCTGCGACTTCTTCGTGTAACACTTTGGCGCGTCTAATTTACGCACTCGACGCTCTTTACTGCGCCATGCTGGGTCTATACCGCAACGCTCACACCATCGACGCACGTTGCGGTCGTTGACGTTGTACTTAGCGGCGAGGTCACGGAAGGACAGTTCGAGACTCTCGATGTCCGCTTTAATGTCCTCTTTATTCTCCTGGTAGATGCGCTCGATCTCTAGCGTGCGCGGTTGTACGTGTAGCTCTTGGTGGAAGTTTGTCATTCTTCTAGCTCCTCTATCATTTGCTGCACCTTGTCGGCGTACTTCTCAGGAACTAGCCACACTAGCCTGCCGTCTATGCGCTCCCATTTGCCGTTATCGAATATCAGGTCGATAGCCGCCTTGTAGGTGGCGAGTTCGTCCAGATCATCGGGTGTAAATTTGGTCATCGCTCTATCTCCATAAACGCTCTAATTACTTCTGCCCCGACTTGCGGGACAATGGCGTTACCCGCTCCGCGCAATGTGCCCACTCTATTGGGTAGCCCATGAGCCAAAGGGAAAAGCGCGGGTTCAGTTGGTATTTGACGGTGCTTCCCGTCTCGGCAGTAAACGTAGTTGCTTCCTTGCCAGAAGCTACTGAATGAATCAGCATCGACAGTTCTATCGATTTCCCTATCTCCATTCGGCGCTGAATCGCCGGATCGTCGAAACTCCCCCGATCCCTGTTGTCGGCTGTCATTGGTGTCGGCCATGCTGCCATTCTCGCCGCTCCTCCAAGTGTCGTTCCCCTCTTGGGGTGGTCTGCTGCTTTCCCCTCCCCAGCTACTTGCGGGTTGTCCTGCGTTGAGGGAGTCGGCCATGCGCTTGGCAACGTAGAAGAGTCGGTCTCTTTTATGCGGGGCACCGATGCTGCACGCTGGCAGTACGACCATCCCGCTGGCGTACTCTTCTGCTCCCAAGTCAGCTTGTAGATCGCAGAACCAGCCGTCTCTAATCGCTGACGCAACCTGCTCTCCAAAGACTGCTGGAGGCTGGCACTCGCGGATGAGATTGAAGAAGACGGGCCAGAGGTGTCTAAGGTCGTCTTTTCCTTTTCTGTTACCGGCTGTACTGAAGGGTTGGCAAGGGGGCGAGCCTGTCCACATGGGTCGGTCGTCAGGCCATCCAGCAAGTCGAGCTGCATAACTCCACCCTCCGATTCCCGCGAAGAAGTGGCACTGGGTGAATTCTTTGATGTCATTAGGGTCTACCTCTGTGATTGATCTGCGGTCTACTACGCCAGGCGCTATCAAACCGTCTTTTATCAGTTCTTCTAACCATGCGGCAGCAAAGGGGTCGAACTCGTTGTAATAAGCAGTCATGGGCGCACCGTCAGCAATTTAGCGTTGAGTACAGCCATCACCTCGCGGTGGTGCGCCTCCCACTCCTCGCGTTGTGCAGGTGTCGCGTGGCGACCGTAGGGGCACTCAGCCTTGCGCTCGGTGAGCAGGGCGGCTTTGATGGTTGATGGGCGTGCAGTGAAGTCAGTCATCACAGTACTCCTTCAAGGTAAGCGGCGAACAGCATTACGCCGATGATGAGGGTCAGGGTAAAAGGCACGTTATTTGTCACTTTTTTTCGTCCTCTTTTTGGGTTTAACTTCCTCGAACAGTGCTTTGATCTCGCGCTGTTTGTGCTTCGGTAACGGTACAGACGCCAGGAGCGCCTCGAGCTTCTCTTCAGGGGTCACAGTAGCGTCTCCTGCATCGGGTTATGCCAGACTGGTTTAGGCGGCTCTACGCCCTCTAGCTTGTACTGCAACAGCTCCCAGAGTGCTTGCGGCATGTTACGCTCGCCACGCTCCCAGCCCTTAACGGCGCGCTCGGTCTGGTAGACGAGCTGGCCGAACTCGGCGCGGGTTAGTCGGTGCTTGGTGCGTAGTGCTTCTACTTGTGCGGGTGTCATTATTTGATCTCCTCGATTTTTACGCGGGCAAAGTTGTTTTTGTACCAGCTCGCCAGTGAGCTGATGTCGTTAGTGCCGACAACAATCGTATATTGCTGCCGACCTTCCCAGTAATGGATGCGGTACTGCGTCATTGTTATATGTCCATAACGGTTGTGATGATGGCGGCGGCTACAATAGCCAGACCGCCGATAAGGATGCCCGCCTCGATGAGCGGGCCGTTGTTGAGTGCGAAGTCGATCATATTAAGCCTCAAAAGAATAGAAGTAGTTAGTAACACCTGCCTCAAGGCTGTTGACGAAGTAATCAAAATACTCGCCTTCATCTTCCCAGCTAGCCAGCTCTGTTGCATTCTCATCTGCACCAATGATCGCCCACTCAACAGCGCGGAAGCGCGGCTCACGCTCAACAGCGTTGAAAGCGTCTACAAGGTAGCCAGCTACAGTATCAACAGCACTCTCATCTAGCTTGCGCTCAATTAGGATGCGGAACTGGCGGCTACCGTTTAGCATTTCTTTGATTTCGTTTTTCATGTCTGCGTCTCCGTTGTCGCGTTAAATCAGATTTGATTTTAACCACAATGAGACTACAGGTCAACACTTTGTGACAAAATAGTTTTAACTTTTTCCACACTGTCGGCGGCGAAAGCGATACCGCCGGCGAGTTGTATCTGAGAGAGCTGATGCTGTTGGATGGGGGTGACGGTCGACAGTTTGCCCTCTTTCTTAACCTCGATGGCTATAAACCGACCGTTGAGGCAGGCCAGAACGTCTGGCGTGCCCCGCTTGTTGGTCTGTATGGTCTTGACTGTCCAGGCGCCGAGACTCTCTAGGTAATTAATGATTTTCTTTTGTACCGCCTGTTCGCTCTGCATCTCGTAGCTCCCTGTAGCACTTGAGGTTAAAGTCTCGCTTCTTACTGGTCATCTCATAGACTAGCGACGAGACCCCGCCGTTGGTGACGATGTGATGCACGACGCTCTCGCCGGTTTTCTTCACGTTGACCAGCCTCTCGCGGCGCTGCACGAACTTCGCGCCCGAGTAGTCAGCGTTGACGATGACGAAGTGTCGATAGTGGCTAAGGTCTACACCCTCGGCGTGCGCAGTGCTTGAGTAGATGTGCGCCTGCTTGAAATGGCGCTCTAGCTTCTGGCGCGTTGAGTGGAAGTGCGCCATCAGCGCCACATCGGGGCTGTCGCCGAAGGTGCGCAGCAGATACTCGAGTACCTCATCGTTAGGCAGCTCTACGATCTGATCCTCGATGCGAAGCGCGCCACACTCAACCTGGTGTACGGCCATGCGCTCTTTAATGTCGCTGTCGAAGGCGATCACCTCGCCGGCAATACTGGCGATCTTGTCGTCCTGTATGGTCTTGATGAGCGCCAGTGTCTCACGGGCCAGCGAGACGACGTGCAACTTGTCCTTCGCCTGCACGCTGTCGGGGATACCGGCATCGGCTTGGGTCATCCGTACAATGTACGGCTCGATCTTTTCAAGCAGCTCTGGCTTGTGCTTCTTGTACGTCTCAACCCAGCGCCCGTGTAGTCGTATCATGGAGGGCTCGCCGTAGGCTCTGAAGAATTCGTAGAAGTTGCGGTAATCCAATGGATTATGTCGACACACGACCCACTGGTAATAGATCGCTAGCGGGGTCTCGACGATGGGCGTACCTGAGAGATAGAGGCACGGCGCTCGGCCTGTGATCGCTCGTATGTCCTTCACCCGCTGGGTAGGCTTGCCGACCTTACCGAGCCTGTGCGCCTCATCGATGATGACTAGATCATACTCGGCGCGCAGCTTTTTAGCTTGCTCGTAGTTGGTGACGGTAATAGGCGCGGTATAGTCTACTGCGGCGCGCTCCTTCTCCCAGCCGCTGATCGCCGCCTTCGGTGTCAGCACTAAGACGTTCTTAGCCTTTATGTCGTGCGCGATCTTGAGTGCGGTACGCGTCTTGCCGCTGCGAGGCTCGCCGAAGATATAGGCCAGACCGTGCTGGCGCAGGAGCTGTTCAGTCTCACTAGCCGCACGGATTTGGTGGGGTAAGTACTTACTCATCGAATGGGTTCCGAGGTAGTTTGAAGGTGAAAGTCGGGTTACCCTCGGTCTTGTACTGCTCGAGGTCGACTTTCGCGTCGGTCGCCGCCTTCTTGTAGTCGTAGCGCGTTGCGCCCTTGCGTCGCTCTAGCTTGAAGTCGCCTGCGATGAGTGTGTGGTCTCTAGCCTCTGCGATCAGCTTCGCCTTGATGATGTCAGCGCGCTCCTGGCACTGCTTGATCTTGCGCATCAGACCGGCGTACTCACCGAACAGGTTGACGATAGCGCCGTCGTCAGAGCGGTCGACTGGCGTATGCTCATCGATCTCTAGTGCGTCGAACTTCTCCCACGCCTCGCCGATGCTGTCCATATACAGCGGCATCTCCTCAATAGGGCTGCTCATTATGTAGGCGTCCTTCTCTGGGCTGTAGACGTACAGATAGCCGACCGTCGCAGGTGAGCAGAAGAGCTGCTGCTGAATCTGCGCGAAATAGTACTCAGGCACGTTGCCGTCGGCGAGGTCGTTATAGGTTCGGTCTGATACCTTGATCTCGATCAGCGTGTCACCATCGATGCCGTCAAGTGAGGCGAGATACTGGTCGCGTGTCCAGACCTGCTCGACGAAGTTGCGGTCGAAGTGGTCGTTGGCGTGCTGGCGCACCTGCTCCTCTAGCTCATGCCCGCGACGCATCGCCGAGTTGTAGTACTGCTTCTTTAAGCCTGCTTTGATTAGCTTAAAATTAATTGGCGTCTGGAAAGGGCTGATACCCAGTACAATAGCCGCCTCTGATGCGGTGCGGTACTTCTTGCGCAGCTCTAGCCACTCTTGGGTGTTAGGCTGTACGTCGTGACGGATGTATGCAAAGTCGTTCATTTTGTGTATCTCCCGTTTTTATCTCTTTTCTGGTGCTCAGTCTGATGGCAAGACTTGCACAATAATTCGAAGTTATCGTCTGTGTTATTTGTGCGGTCGTGATCTATGTGATGCACGCACCATTCATAACGACTGGCGTCAGTGAGGTCTTTAGCGCAACGTTGGCACGCTTGTAACTCTTCTTTGAGTTCTAATCTGCGGCGCATAAAGTAGGTTATGTTAGTCGTGATGCGCTCCTTCATGTGAGCGCCTTGACTCACTTTTTTGTGCCTAGCGCGAAATTCGTCTCGCCAAGCTATAGCCGCCTCTACTGTCGGTTGCGCGGAAGATGCGTATAACTTCTTGTTGTGACGAACCAACGCGTAATACGACCCATTCTGAAAATAGACGTTAAGTGCTACTCTTTTCACTGGACGTCCCCCGAATACACGTATAAACAATTCTCTAGTGAATCCGCATCCTTCAAATTGTGCGCTACCCCAACATCGACCGGCATGTCTATACCGTGCTTGGCAAAAGGCGCTCGCTGCCAAGCATATTTCATCCCGTCATAAATAACTTTCGCGGCGGGTCGGTAGACGCTCGGATCGTTGGCGCATTCGGCGGCATACGAATCGTGAATAAAATTAATGAGCTTCACCTCATCGCTTAGGTGGTCGTCGATGTAGTGCAAAGCAATGCGCGCCACTTCTGCGCCCGCGCCCTGGTTCTCAATGGAGAGATGATCGGTAAAGCGCTCAGAGATGTAACGACGCCCATGTGGGGTGCGATGGGGCATCCCCAATTCGTGACGTGTGGCTCCTTGCTTTTGCCAGCGGGCGATACCATCGAAAGTGTCTAACCAACGCTTTTTGAGTCTTGCTACTTCTGATTCTGACATTTTGATACCTGTCTGGGTTAATAGAATCAGCCCAACAGTACCAACACCCGCTCCGTAATTCAATGAGAAGTTAAACACCTTAGCGATCTGGCGTTGCTCCTTAGTGTACTCAGGCCCGAAGAGCTGCTCGGCGGCGAAGTTGTGCAGGTCAGCACCCGAGCGGAACAGGTCGATCATGGTGCGATCTTCTGAGATAGCCGCAACGGTGCGCAGCTCAAGCTGGGCGAAGTCAGCAGAGATAATGACCCGATCAGTACGGGTACCGATAAACCGCTTAGTGTCTCGCGGCAGGTTCTGGATGTTCTCTTTAGACGAAGTGAAGCGCCCCGAGCGTGCCGCCGGTTGTAGCGTGCCTCTGTAGCGCACGTTCTCCCCGAGCTTGGTCAGGAAGTTGTGGTACTTGCCTGCGCCGCGCGCCTCTCGGGTCAGGCGGGCGTAGGTGTTGCCATCAGCCTCGAGGCCGGCCATCACACGGTCGCCGCTTGAGGCGATGCCGAAGAAGTCTGTGACCTGCTTGGGACTGTTGGGGTTGAACGGCAACTGCTCAAGGGCTTGGGCTAGTCGGTCAGCGACCTCGGCGCGCTCCTCTGCGATCTCATCGTGCAGGACAGGCAGGCCGTGCGACTGGACACGCAGACCGGCGATGATACTGCGCTTGTCGAACTTGTAGATCGGGTTGCTCGCGTGCTTCTTGAAGCGAGCGTAGATGGTCGGCAACACCTCGACGTCTAACGCGGCATAGCGACGCTGCTCGTCGGTGAGCTCGGCGCTAGCCCAGTCGGTGCGCTGTAGGCGCTTCTTGTCCAAGTCTCTGTACAAGTCCTTACCGAAGGTGCGCTTAACCACGTCATCTAGCGAGTGGGTGCGCTCCTGGTAGTCAATGACTCGAGAGAGGTAAAGCGTGTCATCAAAGTCTGTATAGTGCTTCGGGATGAAGCCGAGCATAGCGAAGTCGAACGAGAGGTTGTGACCGACGATCAGGTCGGCGCTGTGCAGTAGCGCGTGGACTTCTTTGATGCTTGGGTTCTGAATGAGTGTGGCGTGCTTGTCGCCGTGCCAGAGATACTGGAATAGGGTCACACGGTCGTGGTGTGGGTAGAGGCCGGTGGTCTCTGTGTCTATATAGAGTGTTCGCATAATGTACCTGTCTAGGTAGTGGCGGGTTTTGGACAGACCCGCCTAACTGTGGGGGAGATTAGACCAGCTCTTCAGCTACGAAGCCATCGTTAGCCTCTGCGCCGTCGAAGTCGCCGTCCTCTTCAGTGAAGTCAGACGATGCGCCAGTGTAGCGCAACAGGTTGATGACCTGCACGGCATCTAGGTACAGCGTGACGCCTCGAGCCGCTACGCCTCCGTCGTAGATTGCTGCGATACCGGAGGCACGACCGGTTGAGCCGTTGCCGATCTTGTCATCTAGGCGCACCTGCTGGGCTTTAGCGTCGTAGATTTTGATCTCTTTCTGGTCACCTGATGGGTAGGTGGTAGAGGTCTTGAGTGTGAACTTGATGCGACCGTCGTCCATCTCTTTATAACCGGTAGTCTTGGGAGCCTTCGCGCCTTTCGGTTTGTTCTCTTCCCAGAACTCATCCAGTTTAGCGATAAGTGGTGCAGCATCATCAGCGGTTGCGACCACGTCGATGGTGTAGATGTTGCGACCGTTGAGATCAGTTTTACCCTGACCGTTGATAGTAGCCCACATGAGTTCGCCTTTAGGCGTTGTGATTTGTAGTTTTGACATTTTTACGATCCTTTAACGATTTAATTTACGCCGCCGCACTTGGCGACAGGAGTAACTATAGGCTATAGTCCAACCTGTTGTAAACACTAAGGAAAGAAAATGTATATAAAAAGTATTCTTGAGGATTCAAAAGGGTCTCCTCAAACGGAACCGATGGCATTCAGACTGCCGGCTGATGATAAAGCTAAAGTGCTGGCTATCTGCGAGCGGGAGCGGCTATCTGTAGGCAAGCTAATGCGTAACCTGGTGGCCGATTTTATAAATGAGTATGAGGCGAACAAATGATAGGAAAAGAAAAGCCCACCGGAGTGGGCAAATCAAAGGGAGCGTTAAGTGTACCACAGTTGGCAAAAAAGGCCATTGAAGCCGGCTTCAGAGTGACGCCAGTAAAGAAAAAAGCCGGTGGCGGTATTCTGGTAAAACCGTTCGGTAATGGGCAGACCTATATCCTTAACGACTTCGCCAGCGCGGATATGGTCGGCGTCGTCATGGATAATATGGTACTGGTCGACTACGACGGTAACAAGGCCGACGAAGCCGGTGACTACATTATCTCTGTCGATGAGCTAGCTAAGAAGATGGGATTGGCAGAGATGCCGCCGCCGGTACAGGTAGGCTCAGACGGGCGCTCGCTGCACTGGTTGTTCAAATTACCTGAAGGTGTCGTACCAGGTCAGAACATTAAGCAGTCAAGCAATGGCGAATTTGAGGCCCACATCGATATCAAGTGCGGCAACCAGTTGATGCACCTAAAACCTAATAAAGAATTTATGGGTTTTCCTGATGAGCCTTTAGAGCTCCCGCAGCGGGTAGTGACTAAATTAGCTCAAGTGCGTCGAGTGCATAAGAGTGATGCCGATCTACTGAAGTCACTGCGCTCGGGTGAGAACGTACACGACAGCGCGCTCGAGATCGTCAATCGGATGAAGGCGCGTGGCGCGTCTGATACGGATATTTGGACATTCTTTTTTGCGCATAAAGACGCCATTGCAGAGTCTCGCGGTATACAGCGCGCTAAAGACTTGTTCGATGGCTCAGAACTGTCTGATCTCATAGGCTCGGCATATGCCCCTGTCGTGCCGTTCGGCGTCGAAGAGGTCGAGACGAGTATCTGGGATGACTGGGTGTATGTAGCACACGAACACAAGTTCTACAGCCGCTCCAAGCGCGAAGCGTTTAAGCCAGAGGCATTTAACGCGTTGTTAGCTAACCAAGATACCTATGTTGGTAAGCGCCGTTATAAACCGGCTGACTTCGCGCTCCAGGTGCAGGACATACCCCGCGCAGCTTATGCGATGTATGCCCCGTGTTTTGGTGAGTTCTTTAAGTACAAAGGCTCTGAGTGCTTCAACACCTATAAAGAAGGATTCGTACCTGCTACGGCTGAGACATGGCCGGACATATTCCAGCGTCATTTGGAGCTCCTATTCCCGAATGATTGGCGCGTGATCGCGCAGTGGATGGCCTATGTTGTACGCAACGCAGGGCGCAAAGTGCTCTGGTCGCCGCTGCTTAAGGGCATCGAGGGCGACGGTAAGACAGCTATAGGCAACATGATTATCGCCGCGCTAGGTCAAGAAAACGCGCATCAGATCGATATGGACTCGATCAGATCATCCTTCAACGCCTGGGCTGAGGGTGCCTGCTTCGGCATCATTGAAGAGGTGCGCGTCGGTGGGCAAGACCGTCGAATGATTATGGATAAGCTAAAGCCGCTGATTACAAACACAGAGATCAGCATTACGCGCAAAGGACAAAACCCGTTCACGGCACTCAATACGATGAATTATCTGCTGCTGACTAACCACGAAGATGCACTGATGTTGACGGATAACGACCGGCGATATGGGGTGTTCTTCACGCAGTTTACGGACAAGTCGCAGTTGCCCAGTATTGCAGGACATTATGAGCCGCTGTGGGATGCTATACGCACTCAACCAGAAGCCATACGCGGATGGCTGTACTCGATAGACTTAAGCGACTTCGATCCAAACAAAGCACCTGACACAACCGACGCTAAACGCAGAATGATCGTCAACAGCCGGTCAGAGGCGACCTCATTACTGGCTGAGGCGTTGGAGCTCGGTGGGCTCGGTGTTCACGAAGAGACCTTTAACCCGATGGCGGTCAATATCCTGATCGAAGAGTATAAGCTAGGGCGTACACTCAACAATCGACAGCTACCGAAGGCGGCTGAGGAGCTAGGTTATGAGCGTTGGCCGAAACTAAGATGGAACGGCAAGACGCACACAGCGTATGTCAAAAAGCGTTCCCAATTAGTGAAGTCGAGTGATGACATCAAAGTTTTGTGGGAGCAAAAGAGCAGTTTTGACGCCGAATAGGGGTTTTGTTCCAGTTAGAACTGGAATTTTGGTGAAACTGGAACACTAACTGGAACACCCTAACTTTTTGTTTTATCTACTCTTTTTATTACTGTTCTAGTTGTTCTAGTTAAAAGAGTAAAATAGAAGAGAGAGATATAGTATGTATATAGAAAATGACTTGATTGAATCTGGAACAGGCACACGATGCTAGAGATCACGTTTACATATCTATTCAGAGGCGACGTTTACCTAGCGTCTGTGTGGACTGATGGAGGTAAGGCATCGGTGCAGGAGGTACTCGATGAGAGCGGCAACGTGCCAGATGAGCTTGATTGGGATATCATTACAGAACTAGAAAAGTTTGCGGTGTGCCTGTGGATGGATGAGCAGGCGACATGGCATTTAAGTGGAGAATTGCACTGATGGCTAGGACAACTATATACGCTTTAGTTGATGCTACCGGCACGCCTTTTTATGTCGGTAAAACCGTCAACTTAACTAGGCGTATGAGTTGCTACAAACGGCGAGAGGCTCACGGAAACAGAGAACTAAAGAAAAAACTAAGCTGCGACTGGAGCTCTACAATATTAGCCGAGGTCGATGGCGACGGAGTCATAGAAGAGATGGACTTCATCCAGAGCATTCCTAACTTAGTCAACAAAATTAGAGAAATAGCGCCTTTATACTTAGCGCCTAGCGATAAACCGTGGATAGTCAAAGGCGCGAAATGTCCTACCAGTCTATACATCACACATATGCGAAATGCTTTTTCGGACTCTTGCGATGAGCTCAAGCAGGCGTTAAAAACTATGAATGATGAGCAGAGATTTAATACTGAGCTGTACTGCGCCGATTTTATGTCAACTCGACCTAGTAAGGCCGCAGCAGTTCGCAAATGGTTTGAGGGGGTGGAAAATGCCAGCGCCTAAAGGTAATCAGTACAACAAAAAGTGGAAAACGAAAGCGGAGAGACAAGCAGCGTTTCAACAGGTATACGATCACCTCGCTTCTGGGCTATCTAAAGCCTGTTTTCCCTTTGCTGATTGGGATACGGTCGAGGCTTACTGTAAAGAATTCCCCGAAGACTTCCCTCCCCAAAAACTGCAAGAGGCGATGAGACTTCAGCAGTACGAATGGGAAAAATTAGGTCTCGACGGAGCTAAAGGCAAAATAGACGGATTTAACGCAGCTTCGTGGGTGTTCAACATGAAGAACCGCTTTAAGTGGCGCGACAAGCCAGAAGAAGAGCAGGTTAAAGTCGAGATACCGGCTATTGTGATTAACACGAATGAATCTAACTAGGCCGCAGTCTGAGATATTTCTCAGCGACTCGCGCTTTCGCGTCGTGGTCGCTGGGCGTCGATTCGGTAAAACATTCTTATCAACTGCCGAGCTACTGCGCGCATCGATAAATAAACCTGGCGCGAACTGCTGGTATATCGCGCCGACGTATCGCGCCGCGAAGGACATCGCGTGGCAGATGCTACTTGATACGATACCCGAGCCATACATCACGAAACGCAACGAATCAGAGCTCACGCTGCGCCTGCTCAATGGCTCGACGATCTCGCTCAAGGGTGCAGAGAACTTCGACGCACTTCGCGGCAGATCGTTAGACTTCGTCGTGCTCGATGAGATGGCTGATATGAGACCCGAGGCGTGGTTCGAGGTTATCCGACCATCGCTGTCTGATCGCAAAGGCGGCGCGATGTTCATCGGTACACCGAAGGGCCGCAACCACTTCTACGATCTTTGGACTAAAGGCGCAGATAAGCAGGAGGACTGGCGAGCGTTTCAGTATACGACGCTAGAAGGCGGCAACGTCGACGCCGATGAGATCGAGCAGGCTATGCGCGACCTTGACGAGCGTACCTTCAAGCAGGAGTATCTCGCCAACTTCGTCAACTACTCGGGTATCATATATTACAACTTCGACCGGCAAGAGAGTGTACTGAGTACACACATCGATGAGGCGAAGATTCTGCACATCGGCTGCGACTTCAACATTGACCCGATGTCAGCCGTCGTCGCTGTGAAGGATGGCGAGACCCTGCGCGTCGTCGATGAGATCGTGATCTACGGCTCGAACACTGACGAGCTTGCTGATGAGATCAAGACACGATACCCAGATCACAAGATCATTGTGTACCCTGACCCAGCCGCGCGCCAGCGTAAAACATCTGCTGGCGGGCGCACAGATTTGTCTATACTTCAGAATGCGGGATTCGTCGTTAAGGTGCGAAACAGTCACACGCAGATCAGAGACAGGATCAACTCGGTCAACGCCAGGTTAAAGACAGCCGGCGGAGATCGTCACCTGTTTATCGATCCTAAGTGTAAGCAGGTGATTAAATCGCTTGAGCGACAGACGTATAAAGAAGGTACAGCGCAGCCAGATAAAGAGTCTGGCTATGACCACATGAATGACGCGCTAGGATATTTGGTTGATTTCCTTTATCCTATAAAACGGGATCATTCTACACCTCAACCAACTAGATGGACGTAATCGTGGCAACTTCTGAGATCACATATACGCACCCAGATTATGACGATCACAAAGACCAGTGGGAATTCCACTTGCGTTCGTACCTGGGCGGTGAGCACTACAAGGATGGTAATTACCTTGTTAAGTACCTAAACGAAGATAAGACAGAGTACGCCCGTCGTATCGATCTGACGCCAGTGGACAACCACTGCGCTAACGTCGTGCATATTTACTCGTCGTTCCTATGGCGTACACCGCCGACACGCAATTACAACTCGCTTGATGGCTCACCGATCCTTGAGCAGATCATTAAAGACGCTGACCTTGAAGGACGCTCGCTTGATGCGTTTATGAAAGAGGCGCAGATTTGGTCAAGCGTATACGGGCATTGCTGGGTGCTGGTCGACAAGCCGAAATCCCAAGCTGGGACTAAGGCTGAAGAGCTCGGACAGGGTATCCGCCCGTATCTGAATCTATACACACCTGAGAACGTGTTTGATTGGAAATGGGAGCGCACACTATCAGGCCGCACTAAACTGACGTACCTAAAGCTGCGCGAAGAAGTGATCCGAGAGAATGCGACAGACTCGACTGTCTACTTCCGCGTCTGGACTGAAGAGACCGTTAAACTGTACGAGGTCAGCAACGATCAGGAGCAGTTGGTCGAAGAGATGGATAACCCCATCGGCGTCATTCCTGCCGTGTATATACCTGCGGCTCGTACAGTGACCAAAGGCATCGGTAAGTCAGACCTCGCTGATATTGCTGTGATGCAGAAGGCGATCTACCAGGAGCTATCTGAGATCGAGCAACTGATCCGCATATCGAATCACCCGACACTGGTTAAGACATTCGACACTGACGCAACTGCTGGGGCCGGCGGCATCGTGCATATGCCTGACGAGCTCGACGCAGGTCTCAAGCCGTATATGCTTCAGCCATCTGGCGGCAACTTACAGGCTGTGATGGATTCTATTGAGCGCAAGGTCGAGGCAATCAATCGCATGGCGCACCTCGGTGCTGTTCGTGGTACTGAGGCGATCAAAGCGTCGGGCATCGCGTTGCAGACTGAGTTCCAGCTACTCAACTCACGACTAGCTGAGAAGGCTGACATCTTAGAGCTAGCAGAAGAGCACCTCTGGCAGTTCATCTGTATTTGGCAGGATACGATGCCAGACGTTGAGGTGTTCTATCCAGACTCATTCGACGTGCGTGATTACCCGAACGAGCTCGAGTTTTTGCAGAAGGCTCGCGCATCTGGTGTCAACTCGCCGACATTCAATAAGGGCGTCGACAAGTTGATCGTCGATCTGATCCTAGATGATGAAGAGTTGCAGAAGGCATACGACGAGATCGACTCGACGCGCCAGCTTGGTGACTTCTCACAGGTAGCAAATGGCGGCTGATCTCGATCACGCTCGCATCGTTGAGGCGCTGACCGAATCACACGAGCAGCGCCTTTATACCATTATGCGAGAGCTTGAAGAGCGTATTGCTGATCTGGCGATGCAGGCACCGCTACGCGATGGGGATATGTTTGATCTAGTCTGGGCGATCAATGCTCGTACTGATGTCGAGCAGATCATGCGCGAAACTTACCTCACTGAGATCGACAGCCAGATCAGAGACTACCGAGAGATCGTCGATAGTATGACCGATATGCTTAACGAGTACGGCGACTTCACCGGTGTTGCGGCTGAGACAGTTGAGGCACTTCAGCGCGTCGCGTTCTACGGCTACCAGGACATCGCGTCAACATTCTCCAACGATCTCGCTAACGAGCTATATCATAGCGCCTTGACCGGTCGCCCACTGGCTGAGTCAGTGCGCAACTTGCGTCTGAAAATAAACGGCGTATATATGGCGTCAGATCAGGATGAGATCGACAGACTGGTAGAACTAGCGGAGGCAGGAGATGAAGAAGCTGTACGCACACTTCACCGCGTATACGCTGCTGATCGCACTGGTAACAATATGCGGCGTTATGCTCGACAAATGATTGTCGACTCAATCATGCAGTTCGATGCCGCCGTGAATGTCGCAGCGGCCCGAGAGATCGGCTCAACACACTGGCGCTACTACGGCACCATCGTCGATGACTCACGCGACTTCTGCGTGCGCCACGTCAACGAGGTGTGGACAGAGGACGAGATCAGAGAGACTTGGGCAGAGACAGCATGGCAGGGTAAGGCCGACGGTGACCCATTCATCGTGCGCGGTGGTTATCAGTGCCGACATCATTTTAGACCAGTGTTCGATGAAGAACTCTGATCTAGGATATAAAACGGAAATAACTCTATAGAGAGGTACGCGACATGAGCGATGCAATCATGGATAACGATCTACCCAATGACGACGCAGGCCAGAACGAGCCAGCGGAGAAAACTTTTACGCAATCAGATGTCGAGAAGATCATCGAGCAACGACTCGCTCGCGAGCGTCGCAAGTATGAGAAACAGCTCGAGGGCATCGACGTCGACGAAGCACGCCGCCTGATGGAAGAGAAACAGCAGGCAGAGCTCGAGCGCCAGAAAGAAAAAGGGGAGTTCGAGAAAGTGCTCAAGCAGGTGACCGAGAAGAAGGAGATGCAAATCCAGACACTCAGTCAGAAGCTACAAGAGATTCAAGTTGATGGCGCGCTAATCAACGCGGCATCGCAAAACAATGCTGTTAATCCTCAGCAGGTCGTACAGCTCTTGAAGGGCCAGACGCGCTTGAATGAGGACGGTCAAGTAGAGGTATTGGATTCAGACGGGTCTGTACGCTACAATGACAGCGGATCACCTTTATCAGTCAATGAGCTGGTAAATGATTTTCTTACTGCTAACCCGCATTTTGTCAAAGCCTCAGTTGGAGGCACCGGCAGCAAAGGGGCGGCAGGTGGCTCTACTCCGAAGCCTCAATCGGTGGCTGATATGCTTGCAAACTGGGATTCCGGTGGGAAAGAGGCATTCGCCGCTTCTAAGGGCAAGCGTTAAAACTTGTTTAAATTAACGTAAATTTGGAGAGCTATCATGGCTGCTACTACTTCTTCAACTCTTGACGATTTGTTCGTCAATATTGTTGCTCAGGCACGTTTCACTGCCGAAGAGCAATCAATCATGCGCAACCTGGTTACCATGTACAACATCGAAGCTGTTGCTGGTACTACTATTCAGGTTCCTAAGTACCCATCAATCTCTGCTGCTAACCTGACCGAAGGCACAGACATGACTTCTACAACTGTAAGCACTTCTTCAGTGTCTATCGCAGTTGGCGAAGTAGGTGCACAGGTATTCCTGACTGACATGGCTGCGATGGGCGCGGGCAACCCTGCTGATGAGCTGGGTACTGTTCTGGGCAACGCAATTGCTGCGAAAATGGATCAGGACTTGATCGCTCTGTTCGACGGTTTCTCTACTGGTCTGGGTGCTACTACTCAGGAACTGACCGTTGCAGACATCTTCAAAGCGTCCGCTACTCTGCGTAACAACAAAGTAAACGGTCGTCTGGTTGCTGTTCTTAACCCACTCCAGGCATACGCTCTGAAAGCTAACCTGACCAACACCTTCGCTAACCCGAACGGTGGTGATCTTCAGAACGAAGCAATGCGCAATGGCTACGTCGGCTCTATCGCTGGTGTAGACATCTACGAATCTGCTCACGTTTCTATCGACGGTTCAGGCGACGCTAAAGGTGCAGTATTCGCTCCTGAAGCACTGGCTATCGCTATGAAGCGCGACTTCGTGATCGAGCCTCAGCGTGACGCTTCTAACCGTGGTTGGGAACTCAACGCTACTGCCGTTTACGGTGTTGGCGAGCTTGACGACAGCTACGGCGTTGAGATGTACTTCGACGCAGGTCTTTAAGACCAACGGGGCGACCTTCGGGTCGCTCCTTCTTATTCTTGCAAGGTGTTTATATGGCTTTCTCAACAGACTCAGACCTCACAGCGATCATTCCAGATATTCTCTCTTTGGGCATCAGCTCTTTCTCTGGTGAGCACGCTAAAGCGGAGGCAGACATTAAGCGCGCGATTCGTCGCCGCTGGTGGCCCCGCACTGGTTACGCTGGCGAGATGGATGACACCTTGCTCACAGATTCGCAGTGGACACGCGCCAATGCGTATCTGGTTTTGTGGAAATATGCACTCCCTCAGTTGACCAACTGGGTGGATGGCGACCGCTACCGTGAAATGCTCGACTTCTACCGCGATATGTACGCGCAGGAGTTAGAAGCAGTGTTCGGCGATGGTGTTGAGTACGACTACAATGATGACGGCACGGTCAGCGAATCCGAGAAGGACATCGTCATCGCAGGACGCCTAACGCGATGAGGATCGACGTCTCGCTCAACACTAAGTCGATAACAGCTAAGTTAGCTAAGATCGAGCGAGATATGCCAGCGCAGATTGATACGGCGCTCTTCGCTACTGCGCAGTACGGCGAGAATATCATCTTAGCTCGCACAGAAAGCGGGCGCGGGATTAGCGGCGCATTTAAGCCGTATACACCTAAATACGCAATCTTCCGTAAAGAGAAAGGCCGAGGCACTCGCGTCGATCTCAACTTTACCGGTGCGATGTTAGGCTCAATGACGGCACTCAAGAATCGCGGTTATGCTGAGATCAAGTTTGCGCGAGCTACTGAGAACAAGAAAGCATATTTCAACAACCAGCGCCGCCCGTTCTTCGGGTTTAACCAGAATGAGCGTCGCAAGTTGATCGAGTTTATGAAAAGAAGGCTGTTTAAATGAGTACGCGAGAAAATATCTGTAGTGACATTGTATCTACACTGCAAGCTGTAACCACACCGGTTACGCCTGCTTTCGTTACTCGTCAGCCGTTCAAGTTTGAAGAGCTGAGCTCTGCTCAGTTCCCTGCGTGCCTAGTGCAGTCAGCAGGAGAGGTGCGCGGCGATGCTACCATCGAAGGTGCAGAGACGCAGCGCCAGTCAGATTTAACGATTCGAATCTTCGGATTTGTTAAAGGCACTTCAATCGACACGGCTCGCAACCAGTTGATCGAAGCAATTGAAAATGGGTTAGACGCAGATCGCACTCGCGGCGGTTATGCGTTGGATACTCAAATCGTGGAAGTCGAGACAGACGAGGGTGCTATCGAGCCATATGGCGGTGTGGTAGTTACTGTGTCGGTGCTTTATACTTTCGCAAGAGGCAACGCATAACTTTAGGAGATACATCATGGCGGTGCATAAAGGATCAGAAGGCTACGTTAAAGTAGGCGCAAACACAGTCGCAGAGGTACAGAACTGGTCACTGACCGAAACCGCTGAGACTATTGACACTAGCTCAATGGGTGACACTGCTCGCTCATACGTTTCTGGCCTGACTTCAGCAAGCGGCTCTGTGGCTGTACGCTGGGATGAGACAGACACAACTGGACAGGGCGCGATGACTGTCGGCGCATCTGTGACGCTTAACCTGTACCCAGAGGGTGCGGATACTGGCGACACATACGCGACTATGTCAGCGATCATCACTGAAGCCGGCGTGTCTGCAACATTCGACAGTCTGGTTGAAGCGACATTCAGCTTCCAGGTTGATGGTGCTGTTACTTGGGGCACTGCGTCCTAAGTAAGAATTCACTAGGCTAGGGGATACCCGAACAGTCGTTTCTCCGTTGCGACCGCCTAGTGATCTAACGGAGATTAAAACGGAGAATAGTTTTATGAGTATTTTGGATCGCGCTAAGGCGCACTTTGACTCGCAGGGCGTCAAGAAAATAGAAGTACCCGAATGGGCGGACGATAACGGTAATCCGACTATTCTGTACTCTTCGCCTGTCTCGATGAATGACCGCAAAGCACTACGCCAAGCGGCAGACGGTGACGAGGCCGAGTTCTTGGTGCGACTGGTGATTCTAAAGTGTGAGCTCGAGGATGGCTCAAAAGCGTTCGACCTATCTGATAAGCCAATGCTGATGAAGAAAGTCGATCCGAACATCATTCAGCGCATTGCCACCAAAATCGCAGAAGTCGATGACATGGTGGGAAAGTAAAAGGCGATCCAGAGTTGTTCGCGTTGTATACTTTAGCTGAGAAGCTACATATGACAGTTGAACAACTCGGACGGATCAGCCAAGAGGAGTTTAACGGCTGGATGGCTTACTATCAGATAAAGGCAGAGCAGCATGGCAACAACTCCTGAAGATTTAAGAATCCGCATATCGGCGATAAACGATTCTAAAGCCGCATTTAATCAGGTTAATACTGATCTCTCTCGCACCTCAACAAATGCAGGTAAGACTCAAGCCGCTGTTATGGGCGCAGGGTCAGCCATGTCTGGTATGGGCCGCAACGCGGGTATGGCCGGTATCCAGGTTCAACAGCTTGTCGGTCAGATTCAGGCCGGCACCAATCCTATGCTGGCGCTCTCACAGCAGGCGGCTGACTTAGGTTTCGTGTTAGGCGCGCCTCTAGTTGGCGCCATTGCCGGTCTTGCAGCATCCTTCGCTATGGTTCTTCTACCGGCGCTCTTTGATACTAAAGACGCGATGAAAGAAGTTAAAGACATCGCCGAGGATATGGGAATCGCTCTGCGAGATGCTGCGCCAGAAGCGACTATCAAGTCTGTATCAGATTACCGAAAAGCAATCATCGATACGCGCATTGAGCAGAAGAAACTCGAGCGACAGATTCGCATATCTCAAGGTGCGTTAGAGTTCTACAATGAAGCCGGCGAGGAAGGTGCATCTCTCGCTAGAGAAGAAGCTAAGAATCTACAAGAGCTCAAAATAGAGTTAGAGTCTGTTTTACTTCAGCGCAAGCAATACGAGAAAAGAATCGCCGACATTACTGGCGAGACTGAAAGGCGCGAGAAGGCTGAGAAAAAGTTAGCTAAAGCGATAAAAGAGCAGGCAGAGCTTGAGCAGATAGTCGCCCGCGATCTTGAGATGGCCTACGACCGTAAACAGAAGCGTATGGACGAATATGCTGAGGCACATCGTAAAGCGCAAGAGGATATGTATAAGGCGCAGGACGCTGCCACAAAAGCGATGGAGCAAAACCTGCGCCCTGTAGAGGATGCGCTAGTTGATATGATTAGCGGCACGAAATCGGCCAAAGAAGCGTTTAAAGATATGGCGCGTTCAATCATCAGCGACCTAATCCGTATGCAGGTGCAACGCTCTATAACCGCACCTTTGGCTGGGATGTTGGCCGGTTTTAACCCCTTCGCAACTGCGGCGCCAGTCGCAACCGCACACGCAGCATCAGGTTATATGCCTCCATCGTTTGCCGGCGGCGGGTACACGGGGTCAGGCGCTCGCTCGGGTGGTATCGACGGTCAAGGCGGGTTCCCTGCGATCCTGCACCCGAATGAGACTGTCGTCGATCATACGCAGGGTGGCGCTCAGGGTGTTACAATCAACCAGACGATCAATGTAACAACTGGCGTACAGCAAACAGTGCGCACTGAGATCGCCTCACTGATGCCGCAGATCGCTGCTGCATCTAAGCAGGCGGTACTCGATGCGCGTAAACGCGGCGGCTCATTCGGCGCTGCATTTGGAGCATAACGATGGCAGAGTCTTACCCACTATCAACACCGAACAGTAATATAGCGCGAATCCGACTGATCGCGCGTAATGCTGTTGCGATAGCTGCATCGCCGTTCACATTCGCACAGCAGGTTTACCGCCATCAAGGGCAGGGCTGGGAGGCAGACATCACACTGCCGGCAATGAAGCGCGAAGATGCTGAGTTGTGGGTCGCGTTTCTCCTGCGCCTGCGCGGACAGTACGGCACGTTCTTACTCGGTGATCCTAATGGCGCAACACCTCGCGGGTCTGCTGCGACAACATCTGGCACGCCAGTCGTGAACGGCGCTAGCCAGACCGGCGACGAGCTCAACATTGACGGTCTACCGGCGAGTGCTACGGGTTACCTGAAGGCTGGCGACTATATCCAGCTAGGCTCTGGTGCGACGGCTACACTGCACAAGGTACTCGAGGACGTCGACAGCAACGCATCAGGCGAGGCCACGCTTAACCTATTCCCTAAAGTTCGCACCGCGCCAGCCGATAATGCGGCGGTCACCGTGTCGAACGCTAAAGGTAACTTCCGTCTAAGCACTAATGAGACGTCGTGGGATATTGATACCGCGACAGTTTATGGCGTGACCTTCGGTGCAGTGGAGGCTATTTAATGAGTCGCAATAGCCCCGCTAACTTTGCTAACGATGAAGTAAACCTATTCTTAGCCACTAAATTGGAGTTTGACTCCGGTACAGTTCGCCTTTGGAGTGGTTATCAAGATGCCACTATTGGCGGCGATCTTTACACGGGCGCAGGCTCTCTGCTGTCTATCGGTAATGTTGAAGAATCCGGCGAAATATCGGCTAGAGGTACGGCTATAGCTCTAACCGGCATTGATGCCTCGCTAATATCCATCGCTCTACAAGAGAATTACCAAAACCGCGCAGCTACTGTTTTAATAGGTACGCTCGATAGCGGTGTTTTCTCGACCTACACCCTGTTCAAAGGTCGTATGGACGTTATGGAAATTGACGAGGGCGCTGAGACTGCTTCAATACGAGTGACGGCTGAGAACAACTTAATCGATCTGGAGCGCCCACGCTCGACACGCTACACCTCGGAAGATCAAAAGACCTACTTCCCGAATGATCTAGGGCTGGACTACGTTGCAGACCTACAGGACAGGCAGATTAATTGGGGCAAAACCGCATGAGACCAGACGATTGGCCCGAGCGCCTGGCGCAGTTCATAGAGGCTAATCGATACACGTCGTTTGACTGGGGTACACACGACTGCTCGCAGTTCGTTATCAAGTGCGAGATAGCCATAACCGGCGAGACTAAATTCGCAGACTCCATCGGTAAATACAAAACAGCCAAAGGTGCTGCGTATCATGTAAAGCGCAAGGGCTTTGATGGTCTATGGGATTTTGTCTCTAGCCGCTACACCGAGATCGAGCGAGGCTTTGCTAATCGCGGGGATGTGGTCGGCCATATAACACCAGACGGTCAATCTGTTGGTATACTAATCGGCAACAGTATTGCTTGCGTTGGCGATGAGGGGCTTATCTTTAGCCCAATCAGTGAAGCGCACAGATTTTGGAGATTTGACTGATGGGTAAGAAGGTCGTCAACATAGTAAAAATGGCTGTGGTAGGCGCAGCTGTAGCTACGGGTATAGCGATGA